AGACAGAGTGGATAGAGTGGTTACAGGCACACGGATACCCTGCCAGAATATGTTACGGAGCGGTTGAGGCGGTACAGTTTGTAAAGGAAATCATAGGGCAGTGAGTTTGGAGCAGATTATGAGAATGGTAAATATTGCAGGCAAGTTGGTGAATGTGGAGCAGGTGAGATATGTAAACCACAGAAAAGACGCAGACACAGGAAGGGTGTATTGCTTATATGTCTTTGATGAGAAAACCGTGCTACAAGAAGTTTTTGCCGATGTGGAGAAGTTTGAGCAGGCGATGATAAAGTACGGATTTTTGCCGAAGGAAAATGAGGAAATACATCATTTCAAAAAATTGTGTATAATAGGGGAAGATATAATTAAAAAATTAACAGGCAGGAGATAAGGAAAAATGAATGTAAAAACAGAAAAAAAATTCTTAAATCCGAAAAAAGACTATTTTTCATTGGATTACAGGGTACACAACATCAATTTTATGAGTGATTTTGACGATGATAGTGCAACCAGATTTATTGAGCAGATTCGTGCATACAGTAAAGAGATTGCTAATTACCCAGAGGAATACGACAAAAACACGGATATATACTTATACATCAACAGTAGAGGTGGGGTAGTAACCTCACTTTTGGCTATGATAGACGCAATGAATTTAGTACCTAACGATTTTGTAACGGTGGGCATTGGTCAATGTGCAAGTTGCGGAGCGGTATTGCTATCCGCAGGTAAGAAGGGCAAGAGATATATCACAGAAAATGCAAGAGTGTTAATACATCAAGTTTCTGGCGGTGTTTGGGGTAAAAATTCCGAAATACAGGCAGACGCAAGAGAGATTGAGAGATTAAACAAATTGCTAATTGGTATGCTTGCAAAGAATTGCGGAAAAACTGTTGAGGAGTTGGAGCAATTAACATTGGGTGGAGATTTAGTGTTAGACGCACAACAGGCAGTAGAGTTCGGAATTGTGGACGCAGTACTCACCAAAGAAGTAATTGACCGTTTGAATAACGCAGACAATCCAGAGATAGTTGTACCAGAGAGTGAAAATGACGGTGAAGGCACACCAGATAACGCACCTATGGAATACAAAAACGATGAAAACTACTCAAACTCCTTCTTGAAAATGGAAATTAAGTCCGTTAAAGATGAAGGTGGATTTTTCTATATTAAGGGGTATGCAAGTACACCAGATGTGGATAGAGTTGCAGACATTGTTAAGCCAGATTGCCTGTTAAAGTCAGTACAAAGAATGGGTATGCCTGCATTTATACATCAACACGACCTGTCTGGAATACCAATGGGAGTATGTGAAAAGGTGTATATGGAAGGCACAAATACCGTAGTTGAGTTAAAAATGCCAAAAGATGATTTGGGTAAGACCGTTAAGAACAGAGTGGACATCGGAGCATACAAAGGACTTTCTATCGGATTTGTGGCAAAGGATTATGAGTTCACACCAGAAGGATACAGAGTTATTAACGATTTAGATTGGTACGAAGTCAGCCTCGTAACCGTACCTGCTAACCCGAATGCAGAGATATTAGAGGTTAAAAACAGACAGAAAACACAAAAAAATAAAACTTGTGATATAATAAACAACATAAAGACAATCCGAGATGTAGAAAATCTTTTATGCGAATTAGGAATAAGCAAAAAAGAGGCAGGGTACATTATCAAAGTGGTAAAATCTTCGCAGGGAGAGCCTGTTACAGAAGATGAGGGAGAGGGAGAGCCAAAACCAGAGCCACAGATAGAGGAAAAACCGCAAGAAGACAATAACACACAGGCAACAGACTTCTTGGCAGGGGTACTCAATACATTAAAGGAAGTAAACGGCAATAAGTAGAGTAATCGGTAACACAAAGTTATAGGAGAAACGAAAATGACAGGACAAGCAGTAAACATTGAAGAATTACAAAAGCAAATTAAAGATCAGTTATCTGAAATGCAAAATGTAATGGATGAAAGAGTAAAGGCACTTGAAACAAAAGGTGCTGACATTGATGAGTTAAAATCAACTCAAAAATCTATGGCAGAAGATTTAGACAATAAAATTTCTGCATTAGAAAAAGTAACCGCACAAATGTCACAAGCAAAAGAAGTATCAGCAGAAGATACTGCTTATGTTGAAAACTTCAACAAAGCATTAAGTGCTATGGACAGAAAACTTGGCAGAGCAAAAAGAGAAGTATCTGTAGAAGATATTAAGGCATACAATAAAAACCTTCACAAATACATCACTCGTGGTGAAAGTGCATTATCTGATGAAGAACGCAAATCAATCAACACTATGAATGACACAGAAGGCGGATATTTAGTTGTTCCTCAATTAGATCCTACCATTTTGGCTAAAAAGTTTGACGGCAATGGTCTATTAGAAGTTTGCGGTAAGAAGACTACTGCAGGACTTTATGAAGAAATCATTGACTGGGCAGACTATGACGATGCATACTTCAAAAAAGAAATGCCAGAAGACGCAACATTGGCTGACGGTGAAGACTTTGCAAAAATTCAATTCTCAAATGATGTTGTAAAATACGGCAAAAAATTCTCTCGTATCGCATTGGAAGACAGTATGGTAAACATTGAGGCAGATGTAGTTGCTAAAATGAGAGCAGGTATGAACAGAAAATTAGGTGCATTAGTTGTATCTGGACAGGGCGGTGCTCAACCGAGAGGTCTTTTGACTTATCCTGCAGGCACACAGTTCGGTCAAATCGAACAGGTTACATCTGGTACAGCAGGCACTTTGAAATTTGCTGATGTAATTTCTACATTACCTGCAAAATTAAAAGACGGATACCACGCAAACGCAAAATTCATTATGCGTAGAGCGTCATTCTTCGGTCTTTTAGCAGAGGCAGATACACAGGGTAAATTACAAATCTCTGATTTTGTTAATTTATTCTCTGCACAGGGTTTAACTCTTAACATTTTGGGATACCCTGTAAAATTTGATTGCAATATGCCTGCAGTTGCGTCTAACGCACTTGCAGTAGCATTTGGTGATTTTGATGAGGCATACTTGCTGACTTCAACTCCAACGATTGGAATTGTAAGAAACGAAACTCATCCAGATTATGTTCAACTCTGGTTAAGAGAAAGACACGATGGTAAAGTTCGTAACTTTGAGGCAGTAAAACTCTTAAAAATCCACTCATAAGAGTAAAGATATGTCGTAGGGGGAGAGATTTCTCCCCTTATGGACAAACAGACAAACAAACAGGTAATACACAAAATTAAGTTATAGGAGAAATAAAAATGAGCAAAATTACTGATTTAATTCACAACTCAAAAAGAGTTCTTGCAGTTGAGCCAGAAACATTGTCAGCAGACGGTGATTTGACAGGTGAAATTATTGATACTCAAGGATTTTACGCAGGTTTAATCGTGCCTTGCACATCTAAAACTGCAACATTGACAGTAAAATCTTTCAAACAATCTGATAATTCAGATATGTCAAGTCCAGAAGACATTCCTGCGTCTAATAAAGTCGTTGGTACAGGTGCTATCAACTTTGTTCCTACAAAGAGATATGTTCAAATTGTCTTAACCGCTGAAAAAGACGATGTAGCAGGAGCAACTTGCATATTATTCGGTGCAGATGTAAACGGCAAAATTAACGAATAAGATTTGGGGTAAGAGAGGCAGGGTAAATACTCTGCCTTTTTTCCTTATATAAGGGATAAGTTATAAAAACAGATGTATTTTATAATAAAAAAGTTATAGGAGAACAGAAAAATGGCTAAACAGTATGTATTCACAAAAGATATTGCAGGCTCAAATAACGGATATGAGGTAGAAAACTACAATAAAAATCAAGTTATTGAGCAAAAAGACTTGTGTGAGGATTTATTCAATGCTTGGTTAAAAGCAGGAGTAATTAAAGATTTGGAAGTTGGGGAAGATGTTGAAAACTTTCTCAATGATGAAGACGGTAATGCACCTTTACCAGAAGGCACAGAGATTGTTGATGAAGGTGAGGCAAAAGACGACACAGAAGACGCAGGAGCAGGAGAAGGTGAACAGGCAGAAGGAAATACACCCGAAGGTGAAGAAAACTCCGCAGAAGGTCAGCCAGACACCGCAGAATTAACCGATGAAAAAATCGGGGATTTAGTTTACCAAGCAAAAGAAATTTTGGAAGTGCCAGAAGGTGCAACATTGGCAGATGAAGATATTGCAAAATTAAAAGAGATTGGAGTTGAGTTAAAAATTGCAGGTATGCAATCTTCTCAAAAACCGCAAACAATTTTGGATAAAATCAATGCGTACATTGATGAATACGAAAATGTAGGAGAAGGTGAAGGGGAAGGGGAAGGGGAAGAAGAAATCCCAGAGGCATAGAAAATAGCAAAAAACAAAAACTCTTAATAAAGTTAAATATGATATAATAAGAGCAGGTAAAAAAAGTTACTTGCTCTTATTTTATGTGAGAGGGCAGGCAGACACAAACAGAAATGAGGAAAAACAGAGATGTCATACAATGAAATTGTTTATCCGTACATAGAAGGTGAGCCAAAGAATGTCATAATTGATGTTAAGGAGATAAAGGCATTTTTGAAATTACCGTTAGAGCCAGACAAATATTTAGATATGGAGTTGATTGATATGTCAGCAACGGCATTAGACTATGCGGAAAAATATTGCAGACAGATATTTGTGGAGAGAGATATTACCACAAATCGTGTCTTCTGGGGAGAGTTTAGGAATGGGCAGGTGAACACGGCATTTACATTACGCAGAACACCTGTAATGAAGTTAAAGAGCATTAAATACGATGATGATAACGAATTGGATACATCATTCTACAAATTAGTCAGAAGGGCAGGAGATTTCGACCAGATTGCACTATTACACACAGAGCAGTTGCCAAAGGTTGAAAATGATTGGTTCCCGATTGAGATTACATATACGGCAGGGTACGAGAAGTTACCGCCAGATATTAAAAGAGGTATGTTAATGCACATTGCGTCAATGTGGCTCAACAGAGGCGATTACGATAACAATAATTTGAAATGTCCACAAATGGCAAAAGACATTTACAAGAAGTACAAAATTATTGAAATAGGGAGTTAGAGGAGTAAGAAATGCCGACAGGGAGCAGAATACTAAAATCAGCAACGAAAATAGCCATTGGTGATATGGATACAAAGGTAACATTGTACGAACGCAAACAGTCCGCACCATTGAACACGAAATATCAGTTACATTTGCAGGAGATAGGAAAACCGTGGACAATGTGGGAAGTCAAAGGGAACGGAGTACAGATATTTGACGGTACAAACCTTTTGGGTACGGCAACGGATATATTCACGATGTATTATAATGAAAAAGTCGCAAAGAAGACGGATTGTGGTACTCTTTTCATAGAGTATGATAACAGTTTATATAAGTGTTTGACCGTGAAGACATTGGACAAAAGGTGCAGAGAATTTATGACACTTTATTGTTGCGAACAGGGTAAGACATCGGCAGATAAAAAATCGGGGGTAAACATTTTATAATATGGCAGGCGGATACGATCCATTATTAAATTTTCAGAGTTTTGGTGGAAACATAGAGAATATTATGTATTTCAACGAACTTTTAGCAGAGAAGGCTCAACTCGGTGCGAGGAGAGGTCTTAATGCTTTTTGCAAAATTTTATATCAGGGTACAAAAGACGCAATAAAAAATCCGCCAAAGACTGGGATAAAATATCCGCAACTCCGAGTACGCAGTTCTGCACCGAATGAATACCCTGCAAACCAGACAGGGAAATTACGCAGAAGTGTGGGATACCAGATTGACGGATACACCAGAGCATATTTGGGAGCAACGAAACATTATGCGTATTTTCTGGCATTGGGTACACGGAAAATGAAAAAGAG